GGTTGGGACAGGCATGAATACGATTCTGAAGAAAAATTAATGTACTATGAAAATTCAGATGGATTTTGGGTAAAGCACAAATACGATTCTGAAAAAAGATTAATCTACCATGAGTATTCAGATAAACGCTGGCTTAAGCGTGAATACGATTCGGATGGCAATGTTATATACTATGAGGATTCATTTGGCTCAATTAAAGACAACCGCACTCCCGAAATCATCGAACACAACGGACGTAAATACCAACTAATCCCTTAACCAAATACAAACCCCAAACCATGACGATCAAGCAAGTATTGAAGTCCAGGCTTCCAGAACCCATCGCAAACTCAGCGATTTTTGCCATCCAGATGCAACACATCGGCCCCAAGCAAATCCCCCACGATGCTGACGATGTATGCACCAACGATAGCCTTGACGAGGCTTTGCACTCGTTCCATTGGGATTCCACGGACGAAGGTCACCAATATTGGTACGCCATCCACAAGAAGTATGTCCGGGATGACGAGCTGGATTCCCTTGACAACATCTTCGCCTCAGAGAACTAACGATGCCCGCCTTTGACGATGATGCCCTCACCGATGGGCTTGCTATGTCCACGCCATCCAGGAGGAGGACGATTTCCCTTGATTTTTACATTTGGAAGAACAAGGCCAAGTCGTTGACTGACCCCGAAGAACTGTCGTTGATGATGGATAATTACTATATGGCCCAAGCCGAAACGATCAAGGATCCCCAACTGAAGGCTTTGACGATTCTGGCCGTGGGGAACATTGATTGGTACGCCATCGCCGAGGAGCTGATTACGACAACGAATTTCAAGGCCGAGACCAAGAACTAAAATGCACAACTCCAAGGGCATTAAGGGCGATATACGCCTTGATTTTGACGAAGCCAACCAACTGCTCATCGCCTTGAGGAAAGCCGATTTGGAAGGCTCCCTGGCGTTCAAGGTGGTGCATCGCAAGGTCCGGGAGATTGTTGACTATCACCTTTACAAGGCCGCCAAGGGAGAGATGAAATTGGCCAATAAGTATTTCTGCAACAAGAAGATGAAGAACGGCGTGAAGCGTGCAGAGGTTGGCCCTTGGTTCCCATTGCCTCCTGTGTTGGTCTATGACCTTCGCAGGCACCTGGCCGCTGGTGACATCGTGCGGATCGCCAATGAGAATAATTGGAATTACAAGACCGTGAGGCATTGCCTTGATTTGCCCTCGGTGACGGTGACGGCCCGTGGAGTTACGAAAGTTCGGGATGCCCCCCTCCGTTATCCCTTGGCCGTCATCAACCAACTGCTGAAGGCCGCTGAGAATAATCGGAGGCCGATTAAATATCAGCGAAGAAAAAAAGTACGATTGCGAGTTTACATTGAAAAAAACCTTAAACCCTTTTACCATGAATTTGACATCATTGAACCCTACATCCCAGGAACCCCTCGGCAGCTGGCTAAGGCACATAAAGAGAGCGTGCAAGCGAAGTATAAAGCCGGATTACTCCGAGGTGAAGTCCCCGTTCAGGATTGATTGGGCCTTGTACGGCCGCTACCTGGATGCAAAAAAAGCCATTTAATAAACCCCAAAACCCAAATGATGAAACCAAAACCACAAACCGTTACCCGACCCGAAGCCATCAAAATTTTGATGAAGCGTATGGGCCTGACCCTGGATGAAATCGCTAAAGAGTGCGAGGTGTCCATATCCACCGTGTTCTGGTGGAGAGAAGGCATCACGAGAATCAAGCAATTTGATGCGATTGATGCCTACTTCAAATTGATTTGCGATGAATATCAACCGGCATCGCCAAGAGTGATCAAAGCGTGCCTGACCAAGCCCGACCTCACGATGCCCCTTCGGGATGATGAGTATCGCAGGCTCTTAATGACCAGGAACAAGACGAGCATTGATAAGATCGCCCGAACCCTCAACATTGACCGCAATTATGTGTACCAATGGAGCCACGGGATTGGGAAGAAACAGGATGTCAATAAAATTATTGAAAATAATTTTTCCAAGGTGGCGCAAACAGGGTGAGACCCACTATATTTGTACACACTTTCGTTCATAACCCTAAACCCTAACCTTATGACACACGAAGACAAGGCCAAGATAAAGGCCGCCATTGCCACGGGCTACATTATGCTGACGGCCTGTTTGGGCCTCGCATTCTTTGGCCGATTCATCCTCGCTTTAATCCTTAACCCCTAAACCCTAAACAATGAACCTACTTGAACAAATGAGTGCAGAGGCATTCAAAAAAGTGCTTGATTTCAAAGAGCAATACCCAAGTTCTGGTGCCGAATTGGTCAAGGCATTGACCGAGAAGAAATTCGCCATTCAGTTGACCATCAGCGAAGCCATTGACCTATCCAACGCCTTAGGCATCAATTACGCTGGATTCTTGGGCCAAATCTATGATGCCTTCACTCTTCAATTTACCAACGAAACATTAACCGTTACTCAACCATGAAACAAAACCTCACCGCAGAGCAACTCCGCCAAATCGCCGAGCCTCTATCGCCCGAAGCAATTTCGGCCCACCCAACAAGAACCGGGATGTCCACCATCAAGGGCATCTTCGTCACCGAGCGACTGAATGAAGTCTTTGGTGTTGGGGAGTGGATGGTCAAGACTGAACTCTTGACCCCAATCTCTGTCATCGTCAAGACAACTTCCTCTGGCCGGGAGCGCACCGAGTACACCGCTCTCTCCAAGACCGTCCTTGAAATCCCATCCGCAGGCATCTATTACGAGTGCATAGCCTCGTCCACGAACGATGATATGGGCGATGCGGCGAAGGGAGCGACAACGGATGCGATCACCAAAATCGCCTCCTGGATTGGGATTGGGATTGATGTTTACAAAGGCAAGCACGGCGCACCTATCATCCCTACAAAGCCTTATCAAGCCCCTCCAAGGAACGATGTGGCACCACCCACCAAGACCCGCACCACGGCACCCGTTATCATCCCTGCCGGTCTGCAAAAGATTCACCAAGAGTACATCTTGGAGCGTGCGGTGAAGGCCAGCGACCAAGAACGCAACGACCCACGGTTTGCCCCGACCGAGGATTGGACTGAAGAGCGGTACCGCAAGGGGATTGAATACTTTAAAAATCGTTAATTATGGAACTCGTATCTATACCCAGGAGTGATGTCGGCAAGGCCGACATCGCACTCCTCACCACCAACCTGGTGGATCGCATCAACGAAGGGCATATCAATGCCTTGGAAGCCCACATCAAACTCAAAGCCATCCACAAGGCGATTGAGGCCGTCATCAAGCAGACGGAAGATACCGTTGCTGATGAGGCCGCCAAGCATCCCGGCAGATCCTTTGATGTTTACGGAGCGAGTGTTCAGATAAGGGAAGGATCCCTTGGCCCGAACTGCGACCAAGACCCGATATATGTCCAAATGAAATCGGCCCTCAAAGACCGAGAAGAACTGCTGAAGCTTGCGTTTAGGCAGGCAGGCAAGTCAATGATTGTGGACCCGAACACCGGTGAAGAAATCCCCGTGTGCGAAGCCAAGGCCACCAAATCGTCCATCGCAATAACCTTCAAATAATGAGCAACATGACCGCAATGGAATGGCTAATCAAGGAATTACGCCTCCGCAAATTGGAAGATATGGAAAGGGACAACGGTGATTTTTTTCTCACCGAAACCCTGGAAGCAGGCTTAGCTCGTGAAGCAGAGCAGAGGGACACTGATTACCAGCGTGGATTGCAGGAATGCACCGAAGAACACGAAGCCAACCAAGGCAACACGATTGATGATTTACCCAATTTTAATTAACCAACCCTTAAACCCCAAAACAATGAACACGAATCTATTTGAAACATCCCCCAAGACCCGTTACTCCCTTAGCAAGCCAAAGGTATTTGGCTCCGAGCAAGACCGCTACAACCGTAAGGTCAAAGCGTTCTGGATGATTTGGACCGCCTGCTTTAACGGAGCGAGGAACCTTGACATCAACAAGATTATGACCGACAACAATGTGGGTCGCACCTTTTACCTGACAATGCGTGACCAAGGCATCATCTCCAAAGGATCTCGTCCAGGGCAAAACAAGTCGCTGTATTACTCCGACTTCAACAAGGTCCCTACCCAACAGGACATTGATAAGTGCATCAACGAGCAAAGCGTGAAGATAAAGGAAGTGTTCAAGACCTTCCGGGCCAAGCGAGCCATCGTTCAGAATACAAACGAAATGGACGCTACCCTCAAAGATCTTTTGGCGAAAGCCGAGGAAGCCAACAAGCGTGTTGCTGAATTGCTCTCAAGGTATCAATCAAGATCCTAAATGCGAGCCATCCTCCCCCTATTCCTGCTCACGGCCTGCACCAACAATCGCCCCTGGAGGGTGATTGAGGTGCGGGCCAAGGGCTATACGCAAGAGGATATAATGTAAAGAAAAACGCAAAAACTATATGCATTCGGGTATAATGTATAGAAAAACGCAAAAACTATACGCAGAAGCATACAATGAATGATAAATCGTTCAATAAGTGCCATTATCGCATATAATGAATGATTATTTGCATATAATGAATGATAAATCATACCATTTTAGTCAGTTCAAACCTGACAAGGAGCCTGCAAATCGTCAGCCTCTGGTCTTACCAAACCTCCCCCAGCGTCAGCCTATAACCTTACCAACCAAACCCCAAACCTATGAAAACCATTAGCGATAGTGCTAACCTTAAATTGAAACAAATTGTTGTCATTGGCAAATTTAGCGATGGCAAATGCCGTCAAGTATTGATTAGCCCAAAAGCAGAAGACGTTGTGTTGTCGGCAATAATAGCCTGTGAGCAAGAAATTAAAGTGCTTGAAACAATACTTGAAGGCATTGATATTGAGCGGCCGTCATCTTACTGACCATTTCGTTGACACCACCCAAATGCTAAACCCTAACCATAATGCGACCCAACCCCGAATGTTACCTTGACCAGGACGAGTATGTCAAAGACCTGGAAGATTATGTTGATAAAATTGAGCGAGAAAATTTGATTTTTCAACAAAACCTCCTATATATATATAATTATATAGACAATTCTATACATATAAACAATACTAATACTCTAAACACTCTAAAGGGTAGAGATAAAGGAGGGGGTGTGGGGGAGGAAAAAGAGAAGGGAACGTCCAAATATTCCAACAAAAACATCCGCAGGAACTCTAAACACTCTCAAGAAGAAATGATGGCTATGTTTGAGGGCTTTTGGAATTTCTACGACAAGAAGGTCGGCAAGGACAAAGCCATCCTCGCTTGGTTCAAACTGACCGATGAAGAGATTGAGAAAATCCGCAATACCCTTCCGACCTATTTAGAGGCTCACAGAGAGCGTAAGTTCCGTAAAGACCCCGTAAGATACCTAACCCATAAAGCGTTCAATGACGAGCTTCCTACGCAGTCTGGAGGCCATTCCCAACACAAACCCTACTATTCAACCCAAAACGATGAACAACCACTCCGATTTTACACGCCTCCCAGCGGAATTGTACGCTGAATACCAAGACCGACTCCTCGGCATCCTAATTTGCGAAATCATCAAGCCGGGGGATATAGTCCTCCAACTGAGAGAGGAGTATTTTGATGAAGGGATCCGCAAGAATACCTTCAAAGCCATTCGGAGCCTTCGGGCCGAGGACAAGCCCATCAACACGCTCACCGTTCGCTCACGGATGATTGAGATGAATGTCCACACCGATGTCGTGTTCCTCGCAAGCCTTGACTCTGGGCTTTATTCCCACGATGGATGGAAGGTGTACCGGTACGAGTTGCATTGCCGGTACATCCACGACCAAATTGAGAAGACCAAGATTGATTTCCTCAAGCACCAGGATGTTGATCGCCTCTACAAGGAAATCCAAGACATCAAATCCTTAGACCCCGACCCGATTGCTACCGAGGTTCACGAATTGCTCTTGGGCTTTATGATGGGCCTTAACGAGGTGATTACGGGAGCGAAGGACAACAGCATTACCCGAACCTACCATCACAACACCGACAGTTTGATAACGGGCTTCAAGCCTTCGGAGTTCATCATCCTGGGTGGCCGTCCTGCAATGGGCAAGACCACCTTGGCCCTGCAATACGCTCTCAACCAAGCGATGAACAAAAAGCCTGTGGCCTTCTTCACCTTGGAGATGTCCACGGAGCAACTGATGACCCGATTGGTTTCCAACCTCGCCGAGGTGGATGGAGAGGTTTTCTTGGACATCAAGGAGCGGATGAGCGGTCAAGACTTTTTGGCCATCTCTCAGCACATTGATAAGGTCAAAGGCGCACCGTTGCACGTTGTGGATGTCCCCGGCATTGACCCTCAGCGGATGGAATTGGAGTTGATAAAACTTATCAAGAAGCACAAGATTGAAGGGGCATACATTGATTACCTCCAACTGATTTCTCCCCTACCAGAGGACCGTGGCAAAGCACGAATTGAGCAAGTCACCAACATCTCCAAGTACATCAAGACCATCTGCAAGAGGCTCAACATTTGGATTTGCGTGGTGTCATCGTTGTCCAGGGGCGTGGAGCAGAGGGACTCCAAGCGTCCCAAGCCGAGCGACTTGCGTGAAACAGGCCAACTTGAATTTGATGCCGATAAGATTCTGTTCGTGTATCGTCCTTCCGAGTATATGGAAGACCACGACCCCCAAAAGCAAGAACTGATTGACCTCCTTGAAATCCTTGTGAGGAAGAATCGGAATGGAAAGATTGGCACCGCTATGGGGAAAATTAAACTTCAATACACAAAAGTGTTGGATTTTAATGGAAACATTCCTACCTTTGAGGAGAAGATTCAAACCCTAAAAGCACCATTCTGATGAAATACGGATCCGTTTGTTCAGGCATTGAGGCCGCCTCAGTCGCTTGGCACGACCTTGGATGGGAACCGCAATGGTTCTCCGAGATTGAGCAGTTTCCCTCCGAAGTCCTAAAGTATCGTTTCCCCCATGTCCCAAACCTTTGCGACATGACAACCATTAACCAAAACCCAATCGCAGATGAACGACCAATTGACCTTCTCGTGGGCGGAACCCCATGCCAGTCCTTCTCCGTTGCCGGACTTCGCAAAGGTCTTGATGACCCACGAGGGAACCTCATGCTTACTTTTCTTTCAATCGCTTATAAATTCCGTCCCAAGTGGATTGTCTGGGAAAATGTCCCCGGTGTATTGTCAAGTAACGGAGGAAAAGATTTTGGCACCTTCCTCGGGGCGTTGGGCGAACTCGGGTATGGGTTCGCCTACAGAGTTCTTGACGCTCAACACTTCGGAGTCGCCCAAAGACGCAGAAGGGTTTTTGTTGTCGGATACCTTGGAGACTGGCGAGTTGCCGCAGCGGTTCTATTTGAGCGAGAAAGCCTGCAAGGGAATACTAAACCGAGCAGAAAAAAGGGGAAAGAAATTACCTCCAATGCTGAAGGAAGCGTTGGAGATGCAGGCAGTTGGTGGGATGGAAGCCAAGTCGCAGGAACCTTAACCAAGCAGAATGCGAATGGTGCACAACGTATGCCGGACAAGGATAACTTTGGAGCCGTGTTGCAGGCTATTGGATTGGACTTTTACAATCAATGTATTACCGGAGATACCTTTCAAACCGTAAGCACCCGTATCAACGCATCAACAACCGGTGGGGTTATGCACTCAATGGCTATACGAAGACTGATCCCCAAGGAGTGCGAACGCTTGCAGGGATTCCCCGATGATTGGACAAAGATTCCATACCGAAACAAGTCTGCTGACCAATGCCCCGATGGGCCACGATACAAGGCTTGCGGTAACTCAATGGCCGTCCCGGTCATGCGGTGGATTGGTCAACGCATTCAGTATGTTGAGAACTTAATGAAGGAACTATGAAATACGTTGGAAAATGCGACAAGCACGGCCTGATACAACACGATGTAACCCAGGCGCAAATAGACATCAAGGGCGGTCCGTATTGCCCCTATTGTGGTTCTCTTGTTGATGTCATCGCAAAAACCACAGGCAACAAAAAACCCAAGACCAAATGATAGGAAAGATTGAACACACAATGGCCGAAGACATTATCGGCATTGTATCGGATTACTACGGAATCCACAAGGACAAGTTGTTCAGCAAGACCCGTTTGTGGGATGTCGTTCACGCAAGGCAAGTGGCCTGCTATATGATTCGGAAGTACACCAACATCCCTAAGCTTGCGATTGGAAGGCAATACTTCAACCAAGACCATTCCACCATCATCCATTCAATTCGGGCGGTTGAGAGGGATATTATGACCGATTACCGAGGCACGGAACGAGATGTCCATGCCATCACCCAGGCGATTGAAGACCAGCAGTCCGTCAAGATAAAAAAGGACCAAAGCAAGTATGTTGTCTTATTGAAATTCAAGGCTGAGCCAGAGATGTATTTCGGCCCTTGGGAAACCGCTCAAATAGCGAACCAAATGTTGCAAGACAGAATAAAGCCGATGTTGGATATGGACGAGTGTGAGTCGGCTGTCGTTATCAAAGTGACTTCCATAGAATGAGATTCCGAAGAAAATCAACCCCGATAGAGCTATTGTTGGATTGGCTATCCACGCTGCCCCCTTTGGTCGTTAAGCAAGACATTGTCAAGCGAGTGATGAAGATGAAGGAAACTGAAACCAAGCACCTCGTGAGTGCTTATCAGGAGGGCTATGATGCGTATTCGCATCCCAAGAATTACACGGTCTCTGCCTCTGAATGGTACTCCCATAGGTATAGACGAGTTGAAGAAAGAGGGTACCGCAAACAAAAACCACACCATAAAATCGTAAAAAATGTCAAACCAATCAAATCAAAAAGTGTACGCAAAGGGGATTTACATTAACAAGAAAATCATCTCCGGGAAGGAGTTGTTTGAGATGTCTTGCAATGTGGATCAATTCGTTGCCTTCCTCCAGGAGCATCGGGACGAAAAGGGCTATGTCCGTATCGCCTGTTGGCCGAAGCGTGAAGCCGACAAGTATGGCACCCACAATGCCGAGTTGAATACCTGGAAGCCCAATTCGGCTCAAGCGGCCGCTCCTGCTCCTAAAGACGATATGCCGTTCTAATGGGGGTATTCGCAAAATGGCCGACATTGCTCTCAGCGGTGTTGTGCGTGGTGAAGTTGTTGTTGCCAAGTTCGGGGCTGACCTGGATGTGGTGCTTTGCTCCACTTTGGATAACCTTCGGCTTCATATTCGTGTTCGTGTCGCTCGTGTTTGTTATCGCTCTAATCATCTCGGACGAGAAGAAAGGCCCTAAGCCTTTCTCTCACCGGGTGAGGAATGTCTTTGGCAAACGATATACAACGACAACGACTTAAAAAATGGTCAGGTGGCGGAATTGGCAGACGCTAAGAGTTTCTTTAATGAGGTGGTCTTAGAGTAGCTGACACACTTAGATACAACAAGGTAACTACTCGCACAGGTTCGAATCCTGTCCTGACCACTAAACAAAAAGAATGAAGAAATGCCCAAGCCCAAAGGTTCCCGTACAATCCGAATACGACCTCCAAAAGAGCCTATGCCTCTACATCCGACTCAATTACCCACAAGCGATATTCACTTCTGACTTATCGGGAATCCGATTGCCAATGGGCCTTGCCGTGAAAACCGCTAAACTCCGCTCGTCCAGGGCGATACCAGACCTGCTCATCTTTGAGCCAAGGAAAGGGTATCACGGCTTGTTCATTGAGCTGAAGCGTCCAGGGGTGCGGTTCTTCAAGAAGAATGGCCAACCAGCAACGGAGCATTTCGCCGAGCAATGGGAGATGATTCAGAGGCTCTTGCAGAAGGGATATCTCGCTTGCACGGCCAACTCCTTTGATTCGGCCAAGGCCATCATAGACAGCTATTTCACCGAATAACCACTAATTTTGAGCCTATGAAACGAATAGTCATCAAGGAAGGAAAGAATTGGGCCGAGAACGACTCTATGCTCCCGACCATCGGGACGATATGGGAGAGGCAATACGAACTCACCGAGTCTTGTCTTTACCAAGTAAAGAACACATCCTATGGCATCAACAAGCTTTGGGGCGTGTCTGGATTCCCATATCACAAGCGAAATTCGGTAAGGGTATGTTGGATGCCTGCTGAAGATATGAAAGCGTTCAACATATACGCAACTTCCTATGTCAATGGCGTTCGGGAGATACGAGGTCTTACGACTGTCAATCCTGGCCAACGAATTGATTGCCTCATATCAAATCAAGGCAACAACGCTTCGGTATGGATTAATGGCGTATCAACAACCTTCAAGGTTCGCATACCGCTCATCACCTACACGCTTCCTGCGTACTTTGGCGGCGTTCCTCCTGCACCGAACGATATGATTATCAGACGCTTAAAATAAACGCTATGCCAGAGTTCAGAGGATGGATGATAACCAAGTCATCCGCAAAAGGAAAGAAATACACGGCCACCAAGGATGGGAAGACCGTTCAGTTCGGGGCATCGGGTTATACGATTGCTCCCGGCACTCCGAAGGGGGACAACTATTGCTCTCGTTCTGCCGGTATCAAAACGGAGACGCATTCTCCGAATTGGTTCGCAAGGGCGTTGTGGTCTTG